GGCTCTTTGAAACCAAAAAATATGATTTAGAGTAAGTTAAGAACTTCGAAACTTCTGTAGTAAGAGTTTGTTGAAGTTGCTGCCAACCCTGAGGCTGGAGTAGTTCCGACAAATGGATTACTTACGATTCCGTAACGAGTTTTAAATCCAATCTTAGGTTGGAATGTATTCTCACCAACTGCTCTCACCATTTGTAGTGGGACATATGGACAATAGAATAGTCCAGCATCGAACGGATTCGATCCTCTATATCCAACTGTTACATAGCCTTCACCAGCGCTTACGCCTGTGGGTCTTTGAGACGCACTTGCGTAATATGGGTCGATATACACTTTAGTGCTGCCGTTTAAAACACCAGCAAAAGTGTTTCCAGTGTCATCAACAGTTAAGTTAGTTGATAATGCTGGAGCATAGTCTAATACACCGGCCATTGCAAGAGCAGATGCTACATCAGACGAACAGAGAATAAAGTTACCTTTACCTCTTCGTGTTTGTCGTGCGATAACATTAGCGTTTCTTTCAATGTGATACATTAAACCTTTGAATTTCTCAACTGACCAACGACCAGATGAATCAACATCAAGGTCAAATTGACCGTTGACAGAAGTACCTGTTAAGTTACTTTCTGACGCAAGGCCTTCGATTTTGGCTTGGCTGTTTACTGTTCTAACAACTTCTCTGTTGATTTCCGCTAGGATCTCACCAGAAAGAATGTTTGCTAGTTCAGTTTCAGCATCTAGGCCATGAATCGCTTTAAGGTCTTGTGCAAGTTCTATAGTGTACTCGGCTTTTAGCGCTCTGCTTTTTGCGGTAACTGTAGCTTTTTCAATCGTGAACGACATTTCTGCGATAGAAGCATCTTTTTCTGCAGTTGCAGTAGTATCACCTGCACCGGTAGTATATGCTGTTTGAACTGCGGTGTTCGCTGAACCAGATTCAAAAGGATCTGCTCCTGCGTGAGTACCTGAACCGGCAAAGTCAGTATCAGCTTCGTTGAACAGAGCTTCTGTTCTCGCGACTGCTGAACTGTCATCTACATATCTGGCTTTCATCGCAAAGATGAGGCCTGTAGGACCAGTCATAGGTTGTACACCACAAATATCATAAGCTACCAGATTTGGCATTGCTCTACGAACTAACGAAATTAAGATTGGATCCCAGTTAGCAGCCGTAGCAGAGAATCCACCTGGATCTCCTGCAACAGTTCCTTGACCGTCTCCAAAGGCTTCTTGTAAAGCCCCTCTTTCTTCGCGTATTGCACGTTCTTGGTTTTCAAGAATTACAGCAGTAACAGCTCTTTTATAGCTATCTTCGATCCTTGGGAGATCGGGATGCTCTAGAACTGGCTTCCATTTTTCTTGAAGGTTTTCTGACATAAACATTTGTTTATTTCCCCGTTAAAATAACACCAAATTAGTTATCTAATTTAGCGAATTTTTCTATTGCGGCAGTATATTTGGTCATGCTTGGATCTTTAGGTGCATCATCTGCACTTGAGAAATCCGCATCACTTGATACTACACTACCATCATCAGAGACAGCTTCAAGCTTATCACCTTTGAAATATGCTTCTTTCAATGTAGAAATCTTCTCTTTGAATTTTTCTTCATCTTCGAAGTCAACATCTTCGGATAATTCTTTTAACTTCTCTTGTTCACTATCAGCTAAGTCATTACTGACTTCTCTAATAATTTTTTCTCGTTGAAATTCCTCGATATCTTGTTGAGCTTTGATGTTGTTTGCAACTTCATCATTCAACTTTTCTTCTTGTTCGTCAAGTCTGTTTGCTAGTTCTTCAACTACATCAAACTTGTCCTCTGGAACTTCTACATAATGTTCCTCAAACAGTTTTTTCAAACCGTTTATGAAATCTTCTGTGAGCTCGGTCTTTAATCCACGCTCGATAGCTAATTCATTATCTGAAACCCAGTTTTCTGCAACATAGTTAAGGTAATTATCAACTTTTTCAGTTAAATCTTCTTTGATTTCTTCAACAGTTTCTTTAGTATCTTGTTGATACTGTTCTTCTATTTTAGTAATCTGTTCCTTAACTTTTGATGCAACTGCTGCTTCAAAAATTGTTTTAG